CGCTATCGACTTTATTGATTAGCTTGTCCATACCTCCGGATGATGTACCAAGCGCCGCTACTAAACTCTGCCCGATCTGCTCGCTTGCTTGCTCTGCCGCGATCTTAAGGCGAGATATCGATCCTGAGTAAGAGTCTGCCGCGTTCTTAGATTGGCCCTCATATTGTTTAGCAATTAGTTTTTCGATCTCTAGGTATGATTTACTAGCTAACTCAGCTTGGGTTAAACCTAGGTTTAGTTGCTTAAGTCCCTTAAGATTACCTACGTATGCCTGACTTAAAATCTTTGTAGCGGAAACTAAATCCATACCCGTACCAGCGCTAATATCAAGCGCGGTATTAAGCATTGATTGAGCAATAGTCGTAGATTTAGTTACTTGAGCTAATTGAATAAATGACGGCTGTAATACGTCGCGATTAACACCAGTAGCCTTTTCTACGGCATCGATGTAACCCTCTGCTTCAGCGGTGGCAAAATTAAATCCAAGGTTACGTAAAGCGGTATCGAGGCGCTTCGCCTCTGCGATCTGCTCGCCATAAGCCGCTACAGCTTTTTTAGAATATCCTAAAAGTGCAGCGGCACTAAAAGTAATACCAAGGGTACGACCTAAACCTTTTACGGTTTTCTCAAAACCCTTGATCTGATTGGAGCCTTTAGATAAAGCTTTACCGTTCCACTCGGCTACGGCCGATACAATTAAATTAGGTAGCGCCATTATGCAGCCAAACCGTAAGTGGCCACACCATAACGACCATTATTAAAGTTATCTACAGTTTTCTCAATAGCTCTGTAAACGGCATCTTGAGCCTTGCCTTGATCCTCTTTCCAAGCGCGATAAATCATACGCCCGCGCTCGGCTTGCTTATCTCCGTAAAGTGGCCCCATACGACTAATAAAGTGAGCACCTGCACCTGGGTTATTAGATCGGCTATTAGGATCTCCACCCGGATTTTTACGACCAGCGGTTTCATAAATAGCACCGGCGGCTGACTTATTAGCTACAAAGTAAAGAGCTTGCCATCCGTTGCGGTTTTTCTTACTTGGAGCTTGAGAATAATAAATACCTTTTTTAACGGTCTCTACGTCATAAAGCGGAAACATACGTAAACGGCCCTCGGTGTTAAAGGTTCTAAACATTGAGTTACGTGCGGTGATCTTTTTACCTACGCTACCCTCGCGCCACATATAAAGATTGTCGGGCTGTGGACTTGGAGCGTAGCCTCGTGCCTTGTCCCGGATAGGCAACATAGCCGCACGTACCTCGGAGTTCATTTCTTTTAGCATTTCAGGATCGAGCTTACGGAGGGCCTTAACGGTTTCGCGTACGCCTTTTATGGCTACCGGCATTTTTAGCCTCCTCAGCTTGCTCGTTTAATACTTTTATTAACATCTTAAACATCTCGGGATCGAGATCTATTACCGCTTGAGGCGGGATCTGTAACCGTATCGATAGTTGAGCTATCAAATATGTTACAGAGTCCCGCCCTAAGCTAAAGGTAGATCGTCTAATACCTCAACAGCTGCCAAGGTATCTAGAAAATCTGCTCCAAAAGGTTTAACTACCTCGCCGGCTGACCTAAGGCACTCGTGAGCTAAAAAGTAGAGATCGCTCTGCTTTTCATCCTCGCGGAAAGCCTTGTGAAAACCTTTTTTCGCGTGTAGCTCAAAGGCATACTCAATACGTGGAGTAATCTGATGCTCAGATACCTCGCCGGTAGCCCTTGTTATTTTGAGTCGTGCCATTTTTTGCCCCTTTGTTTATGTCTTAGACGGTGGTGTCTACGACGATTGGTGAGTTACAGGTAAACGTAATGCTCTGAGTAGAGATATCTCCTACAGCGCCGTTAATGTCTGTAGTGTTATTTACCAAAATTGTGGTTTGGTATTCAGGGTTTGTAGTTGAGATAGATGCGCTAGTCTGCTTGAGAGTTATCGGTACTGTCGTACCCCACGCGCCCTGTAGAGTCTGTAGGACTTCGCCTGCCGCTGTATCGTTCAGGAAATCCAGCGTTACGGTACTTGTCTCCAGGCCCTTAGTATAACGTCTCGAGGAGTCCCCCATAGCCGTGACCTCGAGCTCCTCAAATACGCGGTTAATAGTTGCACTCGTAACGTGATCGGAAAGGTCTACCGAGTTCAGGGTAACGACCACTCCATTAGATAAGAAAATAGCCATTGGCCTATTCCTCGCTTTCGTTTGTTGGTTTAGTTTCGGTTTTTACTTTTGCTACTTTGACCGGTGCAGGCTCGTCTACGATCTGCCCGATCTTTCGCAAAAACTTTAGATCATCCTCGGTATATGCCATTTTAGCTCCAGCTCGTTAGTACGGATAGATTTATATCAACGGTTAAAAGGTCTCCGCTCGGTACAGATAAAACACTAGGAGCGCTAACGCTGCCAATATTCATAACGATTGATGAGGCAGCTAGTTTATTAAATACAGCTACTAACATCGTCTCTATGCCTTGTAAATTACCGCGGTTATCGTAAAGCGGGGTCGTTAAAATTACTTTTAGATTAGCCATAGGCGAGATCGTTACATACTCATTATTGTTAGGAGTGAGGTAAGGATCTGACGGTGCCACGATAACGCTGTTAGCCGTAATTGTTGGCGGTGGAAAATCGTAGGTATTCCAAACGTTTGTGTTACTTAAAGCCGCTGCGATAGAGGCGCGTAGTGTAGTAATGGGAGCTGTCATTTTTAGCCGACCATAGAGTTAGGGTTCATATAACCGGCGATAAGTCCTCGGATCTTGCCGATCATCGAGTTACCCATACGGTAAGGGCTAGGGCTAAAACCGTCTACTGATACGCCGCCAGTTTGGCTGACCTGCCGGGCCTGCCATATATCGACGGCCAAAATCATCGCTGCCTCACGTACGGCCGGTGTAGCTGCATACGCTGTCGCTTTTGTATCTGCTCCTACAGCTGAGCCATATGGCAGGATGCGAGCAAAATTAACGTTAGCGGCTGTCTTAGAAAATTGGATAAAGCTGTAGCCGTTTGGCCAGTTCCACGTGTAAGGGTTCCATACAAGGCTCGGGATCTGATTAACCGTACCCGCGCTCCACGGCATCGTACCCGTAATTGTGTAAGTCCCGTTATATGTCGCACCGCAATTACTGAGGGTAACGCTCTGACCAGTGCTAAAGATAGCCGGGTTAGCGATCATTACCGTAGCTATATTATTTTGTAACGTAGCTCCTACTACCGGAGCTGAGTCGAACCATAAAAACTGGTTAAGGATATCTTGAGCGGTTTGGCATACTTCCTCGACCACGCTATCAGGGTATAGATCCTGAATACCGAGGTTATCGCGTAACTCTTGCTCTGTTACGTACGTAGCCGCCACCGTTTAACTCCTTTACTTAATAGGGCCGGTAGGGCTCAAAGGGCTAAGAGCCCTACCGACTATTAGGGTTTTACTTATGCCTTTAGGTAACGAACGATACCGTTAGGCATTTTTGCGATTGTTGCCATAAATCCGTAGATCGCTACCTGAACCTGTAGGTTAGATACTACGTTTACTGACATATACGCTTGAGGTGAACGGTAAACAGTAAACGCCTCAGGTGCCAAAATGATTGCTGAGCCGTCGTCTACTGTTGTCTCTGTAAAGTTCTTGTCTACGTATAGATCAAGTCCTAGTACGTTACCGCGAATAGATTGAGGGCCTACCTGTCCGGCTGCGTTCATTGGTTGAATAGCGTTATAGATAGGTCGCTTTGTGGTATCTGTCGCGCCCATCAATAGCTGCCATTGTGCAGCGTTACCGATGTAGTTCTGAGCAAAATAGCCTGTATTTTTGTAGATGGTTGCTGCTGCTTGTGAAGTGTAAGCAATAACTCCATCGCTATCGGCTGTAGTAGCTGTTGCAGCTGTACTAGCTGATAACAAAGCTGCTACTACGGTGGTATCGATTGTAGTGAGGTATGCGTTCTGTAGTTGCTGTGTTAGTTCAGCATAGAAATTAGGATCTGAGCGCTCTAGGAGTTCTACTGAGATCGTGTTCATACCTGCGTACTTGTTTACTGTACCTGTTAGGTATTCAGTAACCATACCTGTATTAGATACGGCTCCTGCTTCTGCCTCTACTGTAACAGTTGGCGCTACACCTGAACCGCCACCGGCTGAGGTAACAAGTGATGGTACGTTAATTGTCATACCGCTAGCAGGCAAAACTCCCTGAGAGCAAGCATCGATAGCAGGTGTACCAAAACGTGTATTAGTTACAAACTCTGTTAGGTACTGAGTAGGGTTAAAAGCTGGGTTTGTAGAGAAAGAGTCATCGGCTGCGGTTACGTAGAGCTTTGACTCATCGCTACCTAGTGCAGCTTTGATTTTGTGCTCTGTGTATGTTGCCATAGACACAATAGGAGTACGTACTCGCTGTGAGTCTAGTACTGATGGACGGATAATCTTACGAGCGGCCTCGACCTTTTCAGCCTCGACCGGTGTATCTACCGGAGTATCGTCCGGTGTATTTTCTGGGGCTGTAGTCACAGCTTCCTCGCTTTCGGTTTCTGTTTCTGTTTCGACCTCTACGATCGTCGTAGAGATAGTTGTAGTTTTTTCTTTTGTACTTGTCGCGGCTTCGAGCGCTGCTCGCGCTGCGGCAATATCAGTAACGGAGGCGCTTGAGAAAGCTGCACTCTCTACGAGGCTAACTTCCTTGAGGACAGCCGCCGTAACTAACAGGTAATCTCCCATCGGCTTAGAGGCCGTTACATCGACCCCTACGGATAAGCCGGACACGAGATTTTCCTGAGCGAGTACGAGCGCATCTTGTCCTCGAGTGCTACTCGATAAACGGAAAGATCCATAAACGCCCGCTGTGTCCTCGCTAAAATTAATAGCTCGCCCGACCGGCTTATCCTGTTGATGCTGCGATAATAATTTTATTTTTGAGGCATCCGGGATAGCGATAGCACCGCGCTCGAACATAACAGGGCCAGCGCTTGTAAAGCCGACCTCGCCATATGGTGCAACGAGTCCGGAGATTACCCGGCGCTCTGTATCGGCTGCTTGTATCTCTTGGCTAAACGTTAGTAGCACTTGCATCTCCTAGCGGTGTTAGTTGTTCCATCTGTCGAGCTTGGTTTACATCGATTAGATCTAGATTTAGCATCTTTTCAATAATCTCTAAACGATCCTTAGCATCACTACGTAAAAACGTATCGTCTACCGCAAAACGCACTTGATTAGAGCTATTAGTAATATCGTTCATAGATAAACGATCCTCGATAGCACTTATGTATGGCTGTAATGAATAAGCTACAAACTCTTTACGACCGTCAATAATATTTTGGTATGTCATCGAGTTATTCATATCGCTAGAGATCAGATAAGCCGGTACGTTCATACTTCTTGCTATTTCGGTACTAAGGTACTGGCTCATTTCTGTATAGCCCATATCTTTAGGTGAGAAAGATGTAGGTACATACTCGAGAGTGCTAGTTAAATATGCGGTGCTGCGATTTTGGCGAGCGCTCTTAAACGCTGCTAGTAATCCTTGTACTTGAGACTCTGGTAAATCTGCACCGTTATTTTTTAGGATACCTGTAGGCATTGGTGTAGCTGCACTTACCGCGCTTGCTTTTTGGATGTCATAAGCTGCGCGGATAGTAGTGCTCGCTGTTTGTAATACTCCTGGTATTAGTGATTGGAAAGTAACGAGAGATCCGATACCTGCCATCGGTACCAAATTACCGTCTACAAAATAATCTTTAACTTCGGTACCGTATTGGTTTGTAGTGTATGTAACGCGATTATTAGCGACCCACTCAAAGCCGGATGGTCGGCCATCGTCGGCGTACAAACTTGTTACACGCCAGTAAGCGACCGAATAAAAAATCAAACTATCGACGGTCGCGCTAATCGTCAAGCTGCGAGGCTGTCTGATATCAGGCTGCTCTAACCAAACCGGAGATCCTAATTTTTCGCCTGTAGATTTTTTGTATAAAGCTAAATCGATACTTGCAATAGTTCCCGCAATTAAATTACGGCAGCGGCTAACGCTCGCGACCATAAGAGCGAAATTACGATCGATACCTACGCCGTTATATCCATAGGCGCTATTAGTATTAAAAGATCCGTAGCCGTATGTAGTGTCCATTACGGCAGGTGCATACTGAGCCTCTACCTTAGGGGTAGATTTAATGCCAAGCGTTTGGAGTATTCCCATAGAGGGCATTTTCTCAAAAAGTCAAGCATAAAATCAGTTTAGGCGTGGCGTGTCTAAATATAGATTTTGGCCTCGCCCTGAGGTTGGTTAAGTACGTGTACGACCATACTTAAGCCAATAGCTATATCGATCGGGCCAGCTGATTTACGACGTACTAATCTCCAGCTCGCATCCGACTCCTTAGCTGCGCAATTTTGCATATGTGCCACAAGCTCGGGCTGCCCTGAGTGCACGAGCTTTTTATTTGATAGCGCTTGGTGTAAGTCCCCTGCCGCTTGGTAGCTTTTTTGCCCAGAGATATCGGTGATCTGTATACCGTTTACTTCGAGGCGTTTAGCGATTGAGGCGGTCGTGTACTTGTCATAACAAACCGTCCGCGGATAAAACTGTTTAGCCCAGTAGGCGATACGGTTAGCCATATACAGCTCATCGATCGACACGTCGCTGTGAAACATCTCTAATACAGCTACGCCTATACGTCCATCATCGAGTAATTGGCCCATTACGACCGAGCCATCGCGCCTCGACGGGCTTACGTCAAAGCCAAACACGGTAAGAGGCCCAGGTACTAGCTTAAGATCCTTATCGCCTGCATCCTCGACCGACATATACGGCCACGGACTTTGAGTGCTCGAGATCCATTGGCATAAAAGCTCTGTTTTTGTAGTTTCGATTGGCTGAGTAGCTACTGCCTCCTCGAGCGCCTCTAAAGTCACCGTATAACCTAGAGCCGGGTTACTCATAGCCCAAGCTTCTACGTCATCAATCCGGGCAAACTGTGGAGCGCTGTACTCGTAAAAGCCAAACGTAGGAGGCGGGTTACTTAGAGCTCTCTCGCGTAGCTCATTAAGTACGGTACTGAAAGCATCGCCAGCATTAGAGGTAAGCAAGGTTTGAGCGTTTGGCTTAGCTCTAGTCGTAGGAGTAGCTGCTCTGAAACCCTCCTCCGAGATCTCGCGTACTTCATCGATGTATAAATATGAGGCTGACCTGCCGCGGCTTCCGTCTCTAGTAGCCGCTACTACGTCGAGGCGGTGCCCATTTTTTAGCTCGATTGACTCCGTGCCATTGGCGTACCGGATCTGTTTGACTTGCTTAGCTAATTCAGAGTTAGCCTCGATAGCGTAGGCCACCTGCCTAAAGGTGTCTAAGGCCATCGATCTATTAGAGCTCATAATGAGCACGTTAGGGCTGTCGAATAAAAACATATGCGCGAGCATCATCATACGAGCGAGGTGAGTTTTACCCTGTTGGCGTGAACATAAGAGCAGGCAGGTCTTTCTTATGAACATATCCTCCTCGGATACCGAGGTCATATCGTCAATTACAAACCGCTGCCAGGGTAAAAGCGGTACGCCAATTGAGTCGGCTAGCTGAGAGATCTCCTCGCCTTTATTTTTAGTCTTTAGGTAAGGGCTGTGTAATCGGGGCTCAGTAGCCCCATAGAGCGGCGTAGTCATTAGGTGAGGTTCCCTATCAATTCTGTTGAGTTTGGCCTGCACACGGACCGGCTGGGACCGTTGAGGTGGTTTTCGGGGAGAAATTGCTCGG